GAATCACCAGCGGCTCTAATAAAGTAAACCGAGTTGGTGGTTTCCAGGATCTCTAGTGCGCCCTCAAGAGCCTGACCGTCAATGTCCTCGCTTGGGTTTCCAAATGTGCGAAGTAGGTTGTTTTGGCTAGTTATTAGAGTAGCCTTGTTGGTTGGGCCTTTTGCTGCAAAACCAACGATACCCACGATTGATGTATTGATCGAAGGTGCGTAATCAGAAATATCTTTTTCAATGGTGTAAACACCAGGGCTCACATAATTAGGCATAACTTAGTCCTCATGCGTTAGAAATTTTAAAAACTCTGCGTCTGTGTAGAGTTTTGATTTGTTCTGTGATGTAAGACTCAGGAACTACAATGGTCTCTCCTGGTCTCATTGATTTCTCTTTGCACCCCGTCTCTGTTTGGAAAAAGACAGTTATGGTTTGCATACAATCGTTCTTTATCAGTTTCATAACAAATTCCTTCCTTTATTATGTACTATTCAGAATAACTATTTTTGAAACTTTTTTATGTAGCAAACACTTTATTTTGTGTCACTAAAGTTGTAGGATTAGAGTGAGGGGGCACCCCGTGCGGAGCGACGGCATCCCCAACCAGTGAAGCATTGTATCCCTCAATAAATACTTTAGAGGCTCCTGGACCTGTAATTAGGCCACCTGCTGTATCTATACCGACTCTAGAAGCACCTTTGCCTTGAATGAAAACTTTGCTACTTCCAGTTTGAGGATGTCCACAAGTACTAGCAGTTCCTTGATCCGATATCAACTTTACCATCAAGTAACCTCAATTTTAAATTCTTCAATCTCGCCCGTAGAGGTGACGAGAAACTTTGGACTTGGAATGTAAGTTCTTAGAACTATGTTCATAGTTTTCTTAATAACTCTATCTTCCTTATCCGAAGCTGTCATAGATCCGACTGCTTCTTCGGATTGTAAAAATGCTTTTGCTAAAGTTGAATACTCTGTTGGCACATTCATTTCTGGATTGAACTTAAGACGAACTTGCTCTAGAATCTGATCCATATCGGACATGTATTTACACCAAATATTGAGCTGATAACTAATATTTACAGGTCTTGGAGCTAGGCTAAGAATTCTTATAGCCCGATGTTTCTCCTCGTCCCAATACTTTTCGTGAACTAAAACACTTTCGTAGCGCCTACGTTCGTCATCATTATCCGAGACAGTTTGAGCAATAGATAGCATTGGAAGAATTATGCTATTCTCTTGCTTAAGTTTAGCGACGGCACGTTCAGCGTTACCATGAATACATTTGATGTCTACAAATTTATCTTCAGCATCAAAATATCCAATGTCATTAAAAGATGCTATCATGGATCTAAGTGACTCGCGATAAATAAAAGAAATATTAGATTTTGCTTGAGTCATCTTAAAAATCTTAGCACGGACATCACCTTCTCTTGTAGGATACTTGTCACTTCTACTTTCTATAGCAGAAGACTCCCAAGATACATTCAGATCTTCATTATTTGTAAAATCAAATTCAGCCATCTATTCCTGCGTATCCTCCAATATCATCACTGACATCGGTAAGTGGGGTGTCCTGAACTGTATCAGAATCGCGGAGGAGTTTAGCAGAGCAAACCAAATGGTAAACACCATAGGCTTCGAAGCTATCCTCAACCACCTCAAAAATTTCATACTTTTGTTCCTGGAACATAGGCTTGATTACGTCACCAGGAATAACAGACCTACCAAGCTTACGTTCAATGTAGCTTTTATTGAAGGTAAATAGCTGATCGTTTGTAAGCTCGATACCAAACTGAGTTAGCTCCTCACTCATCGCTACAGGGTCGTAGTGGCCGTGAACAGTGATCGGGACTTTTGCTACTGGCTTACTACGAGACTCCATGTAAACCTCATCAAATTCATCAGTCTGGTAGTATTTGTAGAACAAAAACTTAGAACCAGCTAGACGAATCAGTTCATCATCTACAAGGTTAAACAGATTTATATCAGGATTTTCCTGATCAAATAGGTTAAGAAGCTCCTCACCCCCATCTAAATCAGGGAGTTGAGGAAGCTTCGTAGTCACCTTGTAGTTTTTCTTTTTCATATTTTATCTTCTAGAGCGTTCCCCAGCAGCACGGATTTTGGCTTTAAGACCTTCAATTCCACCTTCTGCGCCTACTCTTTTTTTACCCATAGCGTCATCAACACTTTTATCAAAGTCTTTAGTCTCTTCGGGGGTCTCTCCTTTTACTGTTTTCTTGGTGTGAACATCTCTATTTGCTTTCTTTAAATCTTTCTCTGTAGGCTCTGTTTCTTCTTCAGTCACTTTACCACCTCTAACAGCTATATTAGCGTCATTTTTAGGATCTTTGAGAGTTAAAACTTTGGTTGCAACATTGCCTGCTTTCTTAGCAGCTTTCTTTGCTGCGCCGCCAGCTAATCTAGCCCCCGCAGCAATAAGAGGAGCAACTTCGTCAACACGATGGCCGAGAGCCTCAGCCATGAGAATCCCCATGTGCTTGTAGACAGTGTGGGAATCTTCACGCGAGGGAGTGCTATGCTTAGATTTTAAAGATCTTTTAAGACCTAATCTATGAGTTGATATTTGATCCTTTGATGGTTTAACTCCTTTAGTTTTTATACCACGCTCACTACCTTCACTACCATGAGGATTATCAGCATAAACCTCTTGGTCTGAGTATACTCCCTGAGGAGCATTATCTCTACCACCCCTGGATCTTACATAAGCGTCTTTCTTCGCTTTGTTAGCTATATTACGCTCATTTAATAGCTCATTAACACGATTTATATAACTCATTTTAGTTTCTTCTACACCTTCAATGGTGCCTTTGTTTTTAGAGGCATAGAAAACTTCTTTGCCCTTTTGTTTACCATACTGCTTCACCATGGCAGCCATTATCTTTTTTCCTTTAGATGTTAATGGCATTAGAACATTGTGAACGCAGGGGGTTCTTCAATTTCAGATAGAAGCTCTTCTTTGAGCTTTTCTTTTTCCTGCTCACTCTGCTGAGTAAGAGCAGCACCATTTAACGATGCACCACCTCCAGGAGAAGGTAGTGATGTATACTTACCTCTTATCTCACCAAGGATACCTTTGGCGACTGCAAGAGCGTAGCGTTGAATCCAGTTCTTGTAATAAGGGTGCATGGTCGCTGTATCTAGACCACGGTAAACTAAGATAACTGTTTCCCCATTTCTAGATGGAGTTGGGTATAGCTGGAGGATGTTTCCGTTGATGATATCCCAAGAGCCTTCTTGGCTAAGGATTTTACGGATCATCTCTAAGTGTGTTTGTAGCAGGTAGAAATCAGATACAGCAAAGTTGCTGAACAGGAAGTTGTCTTGGAAGTATTTAATAAAGAAATCATACTCCAAAGTCCCCGCCATGTTCTGAATACTAAGCAGGGACTTCTTATAAGCACAGTAAGTAAGACCATGAGCGATATGCATTGGCAGCATGTAAGCATTCACTCCAGCAGAGGTCTCAAACGCAGCCATCTGAGTACACCAAAAAGGTGCGTGATAGTCTAGATGTGTGATTGATTCATCAATAGCTGTCTTGACCTGAAAATCAGTAAGCTCTACTCTGATTACAGGATATCCCAGCCTACCTAAGATGTAATCCTTGATCGTCTGTTCGAACTGGTTAAGTTCAATCCCATCTTCAAATGTATTAATGTTGAGTTTAGTCGTGTCAATAGCAGTTGAATAAATGTCTGTATCCCCAAGGTTCCTACCTGCGTAGGTTCCAAAGGTATCACCATAACCTAACAGTCTAGGATCTACTTTGGGTGCTGCTGCCATCTAAACTCTCCGTTTTCTTTTTTGAAGGTCGCCCAGCTTTCTTGGGCTCAGAGACTAATTCCAAATATCTAGATTCTACAGGGCCTTTTGATTCAAAAAGCTCTGATGGTCTAATTTCAACCACTTCCCCATCAATGTGAAGAAGCATGTTCCAACGACACTTGCTTCTGTATTTATGCATAATATTTCTAACTTATATAGGAAAGAAAGAGGGCCAGAGGAACAAAAAACCTCTGGCCCTCAAAAGTTTGATTACCTAGTCAGATCAGCTCACTGAACCACCCAGGGCGGTGGTGTTTCTACTGAAGGGGCTGAAGAGGTAGTTGGCAGTTGGGCCAATGATACGGATGATGCGGTAGAACCTGTTGTAAGGCTCAATCTGGACCTTACCGTAACGGGTAAGGATACCCTTCCTGGGCTGGAAGGACTCAGGATCCGTAATAGTTGGAAGCTGCTGGAGTGGGATGTATGGAGCGTAGATGTAACCAGCGTCCATAGCGTTCGCACCCTTGTAACCAACCATAATTTCGTCAGTTGGGTACATTGGGTCAACATATAGATCGTAGCGACCCATAAACTTGCCCTTGTACTCAATTGAGTTACCACCGATGTTGGTGGGGCCATCGGCAGGCTGAACACCACCCTCAAGCTTGGAAGCACTCTCAAGGAGTGAAGCAACTAGGGGTGAGGTCAGTAGCCAGTTACCAGGACCACGCATGGTGGTGCGGTAAATATCCTGCGAAGCAAGGTTGATGATTGCGAGCAGGTTTGCGTAGACCTCACCAACGTGGCGTGGGTAGAGGGCTAGGCTTGACTGGCTGAAATCAATAACAAAGATATTAGAGCTTTCAGAGCCTGTGGTGGGGACATCGCTCGCAAAGTCGTAGGTGAACTGAGCAGGAACGAAAGTGGTAGCATCAGCAGCATTAGTAGCACCGCCAAGACCAGGGAATCTCTCACCAGCAGTGCCTAGAGAAACATAATCAGAATCCATGAGACGCTGATCAACACCACCAAGGTTACGATCACGAAGACCGTAAGCGATCATGCGGAGATCTTCGATAAGCTCGCGGTCGATCTCAAGCTGAAGCTCCTTCGAGAGAAGGTCAGTAAGCTCGCGCTCAAGGTCGAGGTTGTGGTAAGCCTTAAGGTCTTGGCTGGCCTCAAGAGTCCAGAGAGCACGCATCTTACGAGTGTTGGCAACAACGGCCTCCTGCTCGATGTGGAAGGTCATCTCTGGAATACCAGTTCCAGTTAGACGCTCACCAGCAGAAACATTGAAGCCCATAATAGCGTTCTCGTTAGGCCAAGCAGCGATCTGACCACCGAAGGTGCCTGATGGAGCACCAGCGCCTACCATCTCGGTGCTACCAGAGAGGGTGTCGAGGACGTTAGAAAGGTCGAAGCCGCTTTGAGCGTCATCACCATCTAGACCAGCACCAGTGTTGGGGGTGAAACCACCGCCAGCAGCGCCAGTACCAGAATCAGAACCGATAGCGGAAGCAGTCAGACCTCTGTAGGTCAGGTTGTACTTGCTGTAAACAGTTTGTACATTACCAGCACCACCACCTTGACGGGCACGGTCGTTACCGAGGTAGAAAACCTGTGAGACTGGACCCTGCATGGGCTGAACGCCAACAAGGCTGTTGGCTAGAAGTTGGGGGTAAACCCGACGAACGAGAGGGAAAGCGAACTTTTGGAAAGTACCAAGCTGACCAGTGGTGGTAGCAGCAGCGGTAATATCTTCAGAAAGTCTTTCCTCGACAATAGACTTAGCTTGGTTCTCAAGAAGTTGAGCTGTGATACGACGAGTATAGTCACTGTCGATGCCCTCAAGGACAGGCTCCCACTTCTGGACAAGCGAATCGTCAGTGCGATGCATCATTTCCATTTGAATAAATTCCTATTATTTTTGGGAGGAAAAGGGCATGAACTTCATGACCTCATCAGTTAAAAACTCATTACCAGTTTGAGTTTTCGATTCGTTGATCTCAACATCGGCTTGAGATACAACAACTGCTTGCTCAGAGGAAGCAAATGCCTCGTCGCGTGCAGCTACTAAATTCTCAACTTCTTCAAGAAGCTGTGCTTTGTGGCCTTCAAGTTGTTCGACTGCTCCCTCCGAAATGGAAACTTTGTCGTTAAGAACTTTGATGGTGCCTTGAAGCTTTTCGTTTTCAACTACTAAAGCATTAACTTGGTCAGTTAAAACGTCAAACTCTTCCTGAAGTTCGCCGTATTGGCTTGTCATTTCAGAAAGAGCATTGTCTTCGTCCGCACCATTTAGTTCTAGGGCCATTAGAGTTCTCACTGATTCAAACAGACGAGCGTTGCGGAAAACCTCGTTCTCTTCACTAAGTTCAGCAAGAGCTTGTTCCTTTAGCCGATCAACCTTTGTTCTAAGATAAGCGTTTACTTTGGCCTCAAGTAAACCAACTTTCTCAGCGACTTGCTCATTAATAGTAGAATCCACCAGTTCAAAAACAGCTTGAACAGTGGATTCATCAAGTCCTTCAGGAAGAATATCAGCAATATTCTTTAAATTACTCATGAGTTAGATCTCCTAGATTCTATTAGATATCTATAGGTTCGTTTCCTAAAATATGATTTTTTTTAGAAAATGTATGTAATCAACGAGGTTGAGAGTCGCCTTCCATATCGCGCTCAATAGCGTGGCGTTTTTGTTCCCCTCTGCTTCCTTTAGCTGTTGCAGTCTGTCTACCTTCTCGACCCCCTGCTCTGGGTTTTCCTGTGTTTCCTCGGCTACCAGGACTTGGGTATCTTATTTCTTGACGCTGGCCTGCGGATTCAATGAGACCAAAAGCTTCGGCTAACATACGGCCCCAGCGAATGTATTCTGTTCCTGCGTTAATGCCGAGTTCTGCTGCCTCCTTTCCATATTTTTTGTTTCGATTAGAAGCAAGCTGAGTTCTCGATTGTCTACCTTGTTCTATACTAGCAGGCCCTCCCCGAGCGCGTATATTTCGAAGGCGTTTTGCGTCTTTTGCTCTCTGAGCTTGAGCATCTGCTGATTGCTGGCTTCTCTTTGAGGGTGCAGCCTGAGCTTCGGGCTTAGCCTCTGGTTTAGCCTCTGGTTTGGCTTCAGGGGTTGCTTGTTTTTTATCTCTAGTCGCTGCTAAACGGTCTGAAATAGCTTGACTAGCTTTACCCGCGACTCCAGCAAGACCCCGACCAGTAGCCACTGCTGCCTTTTTAGCAGTATCGCTTGTGGCTGCTCTTCCTGCACCCTCAACAGCTTTCTTGGCTAGACTACCTGCACCTTCCGCACCTTTCTTGGCTAGACTACCTGCACCTTCCGCACCTTTCTTGGCTAGACTACCTGCACCTTCCGCACCTTTCTTG